TACCAGAACAATGTAGTTGTCGTATCGTCTAGTCTTTTCATCAGAGAAACTACCCAGTGCATACTTCCATACCCTCCATAATCTTTTCATAATGTAAAATTAAAATTGATAAGAATCCTTTTATCAGATTTTATCGGAGAAGATCCACAATGTAAAGTATCACCTGACATGAATAATACTCTTCCCTTTTTTGGTTCTATTTCAACTACAGATTTTTCCTCAAAAATTTTTGTAGGACCATCGGAATCATTAACATAATATAGCATAGTAAAATGAGGTGAATCTAAATCTGTATGAGGAACATATTCTCCAGTCTGATTCTTAATATTCATAACTGCTCTTATTCTTAAGAGTGTTTGTAAAGGCATATCAAGAGACTGTAATAATACAGGAAACAATAATGACTTATAAATTAAAGTATTTTCTAAAGGAGGTTTCCATTCTTTATCATCATGATAAATCATATGAATAAAAGAACTGGTATTATCATCATCACCAGCTAACTGACTTTGATAATACCAAGGAAAATCATTTGTAAAAATCTCTTCTATGTAATCTTGATAGTTCTGAGAGATAACTCCATCCTTAACTTGATAAGCCATAATTGAAAAGAAGAAGTTCTTTACGTTTCTGCTGTTCTCTCATATACTCACCGACTGATCTCATAGTATATGTTAGATCAAACTCTGCTGCATTCCATTGTAACCCAGTAAACCTATCTTTGACAAGTTGATCTGAATTATAACTAATCAACATATCTATTTTACTTTGACTACAATTATTTGCAAACTCATCATGATCAAATCCTTTATGCATTGATCCCTTCTTCCCATAAAGATTATCCTTAATATCATAAGGAGGATCTAGATACATAAAAAGATCATTATGAATATTTTCTCTAAAACAATACTCATAAGAATATTGATTAATATGCCAATGAGAAATTATCTCAGAATATCCTGGTAACTTCTCAATACCTCTCATAGAAAAATTAGATATTGATGCTGCCTTAGAGAATGAAGATGATTCAGTAAGACCTGAGAAACTACACTTATTGACAATATAAAATGCTGCTGCTCTTTCTATACAATCAAGACTTTTATCATTTATTCTATCCTTACATTCAAGAAAAAGTTCTTTTGCTGCAACTGGTTCTGGATGTGTTGATTTATAATTACGTATCTTCTCTGTTAAATCACCTCCAAACTGCTGTAACTGAATCCAAAAATTTATAAGAGGTTCATACAAGTCATTAACAGTAATCTTTAAGTGTGGATACTTCTTACTAACATGTATAGCAACTGAACCACCACCTAAGAATGGTTCACGAAATTCTGCATACTCTCTCAAGTCTGGAAAGTATTGATCCATTTTGGTACAAGCACGAGACTTGCCACCAGGATATCTAAGGGGTGTTTTCAGGGATTTCTGACTCATGATTAGGTAATGTAGGAGGATTCAATTCAGCATCTTTAGCAGCCTGTGCCACTAATTTATTATGACTCCAATGATCATACATTGTAAGGAGTTTTATTGGAGAAATCAATATCCTCTTAACAAACTCTTCAAGAAGAATTAGACCAATAAAAAAATAATCTTCTAGTGTTTTCATAGATCTAAATGTAATTGTATAGCAGCAGCAGGTGCTTTATAGTCTATACCATGAAAATTACAATATTCATTAAAGGTAATCTTCATTTCTTTTTTAGAGAGACCACAATGTTTCGCTGCTTGAGGTACATTCCATTTTGCCTTAAACAACATTTCCATTGCATAACGAGTCTCTATTCTCATTTAGTAAAATTTAGGACCATAATCTTGACCAACCTGGACTTCAACAGTATCAAAAATTCTATTTAATGAACGAGCAAACATTCTATATCCAGAACCAACATATACTTGTCCAAGTACAACTGATACTGTAGCTATACCCCAGAATACATAATAAAATCTAGACTTAACTTGTGCTCTAACTTTTTCCTTGTTAATCATAATTACATAAATGTTGCGACAATAATGACTCGTCTTTTTGTACTTGGTGTTTCATTATAATGTTTACCTCCAAAAAGAAGAACATCATCTTCTTTTGGATCATGGTATTCATAAGAACCTGAATCAGGTTCAGTTTCTACAAATGTTTTTCCACCAGCATCTGTTAGATACAATAACATATTTCCATGATCAAATTGATGATCTACATGAGGTATTGTAGGAACAACACCTTCTTCATGAGGATGTGTAGAATTAGCACAAATCCTATAAAATGATCTAGGAGCAAAGCCATTATATGACATTATATCACATAATGCTGTAGATGCAAGATCAATAAAATCTTTATCTCCTACGCTAGGATATCTAATATGATCACCTCTTGGTCTATCTAAAAAAGAATGTGAATAGTATCCAATGTGTTTATACGTATCATCAAATTCACCTTCAGGATAATCACTAGGAGGAATATTCTCTGAAACATATGTCCATTTACAATATGGAGATAAAACAAAACTTTTTAACTCTTTATAACTATCAGGTAATGGATTATCAAATACTTGTTTCATCTATTCCTCCTTAGTTCAATATCAGTCAATTGAGCTTCTAATACATACTCTAAACTATCCAGGTTCTCCCTTAAATAATCTTCCCAATAGTTACCTTCAATCAAATCATGAAGGTGTGCTATATGCTCTAATGCATACATCAACTTGGTTTGATCATTCATCCGAGGCATCTGCTATATCTTCTAAAGTGTACAATGAAAAAGAATCTAATCCTTCTTGCTCAAAGAAATCATATGCTTCATTATTTACTTGACGATCCACAATAGCAACTACTCTATCAACCGTATATCCAGCGTCACGGAGTCTTGTTGCTGCTTTAATAGCAGAACCACCTGTAGTAATAACATCCTCTAAAACAACGACCTTAGACCCTTTTGGAAGTATTGGTCCCTCAATCCATGCACCTGTACCATGTCCTTTTGCTTGCTTACGAACAATCAATCCAGCAAGATCCCAGTCTAATAAAGATGCTCCCATAGCAACACCTGCTACCAATGGATCAGCACCCAGTGTAAGACCCCCTACTGCCACTGTATCGGGTTCTAATAAGTCTATCATCATATCAGATACCATTGCAAGACCTTTACCACTTAAAGTGACAGGTTTACAATTTATATAATGTTCACTAGTACGTCCAGAAGAAAGTTTATATTGCCCAATACGATGAGCATCATTGCGTAATAGTTCTAGAAATTCATCTCTCATTTTGTTTTCTCCATGCTTGTATTAGGATTTGTAATTCTTTTATTCGCTCTTCAGCGACTTTAATTTTTTCCTCAAGATTAGTTTGTTTCATTTAAATTTACACTCCACCATAATTTCAGTAAGACATGCAAGTAAATTTATCTCCTGGTCCGCAACAAAAGCGATTTGGTACTGATACTTAGCAAGTATGAGCACAGCAGCAGGGATGGTAGAAGGAACCAAGGAAGTGTAAAGATTATCGTAAATACGACGTAATAAAACAGAAGGATCGTTGTCCAAGTTATTGACACACCATTTACGTACTTCAGGAAAGTTCTTCTCCTTGAGATTTTTGATGAGGTCATTAACTTTAACATCACTAAAGTGGGCAAGTATACCACTATCTATCTTACCTCCAACAGAGTATCTCTGACACTCATTAAGAACTCTTCTCCAATCAGGGAAATGTTTGTTAATAAGTTCTGCTAGAACTTTCTTCTCACATTGAATATGCTCTTGTTCTAATATACTTACTAATCTTCCAAAGAATGCTGCTGCAATTTCTTGTTTATATTTTCCCTGAATACCAAACTCAACCACAGCACATCTCGAATGCAAGGGTTCAATGATTTTATTTTTGTAGTTGCAAGTGAAAATGAATCTGCAGTTCCCTGAGAACTCCTCAATAGACGCTCGCAAGAGGAGCTGTACGTCGGGAGTGGTATTGTCTGCCTCATCGATGATGATAACCTTGTGCTTCGACTCACTCGTGAGAGATACCGTAGACGCAAAGTTCTTGGCATTATTCCTAACAGTGTCAAGAAACCTGCCTTCATCCGATCCGTTAATGACATAAACATCAACCCCCAACTGATTGCAGAGTGCCTTTGCTACTGTAGTCTTACCACATCCTGCAGGACCAGCAAGAAGTAGATTAGGTACTTCACCTTTATCTAGGAAATCAAGAAAGGTCTTCTTGGTTTGCTCTGGTAAAATACATTCTTCAATTGTCTTAGGTCGATACTTTTCAACCCAAAGAAACTCATCTCTCATGGTAAATTAAAGGAAAAAACTATTCGATCCTCATCACTTTTATGAGGTGGTGCAGTGTGTAATAAAAATGCAGGAAAAATTATCAAATCACCTTCTCTAACCTGCGGAGATGTAGATCCAATTGTTCCTGTATGATTAGGAAATGGTGAGGTGAATAAAGTAGATGGATGAACATCTGGATTTATTTTAGCATAGAATACAGCAGAATAACCATGTGCCCCATGATCATGAACAGAATGATAATCTCCTGCCACATACCTCTGACACCAAGGACCAACTATTCTATCATATTCATATACATTTTCTCTAAATTCTTTTAGATATGGAAATAACATATCTAAAAAAGGTTCTCTATAAGGACATATATCTTTATCTTTTTTTATACCATATAAATTATGGTCAGTATAAATTAATTCCTCATCACTAGCGGCATCTTTATTATCAAAATCAACTAAAGATAAAATCTCTTTCTTTTTTTCTTTCCACTCCTTTATATGGGAAGCAAAAACATTAACTGTAAAAATAGAAGTTCCATTAAATAATTTCATCTTTTGGTAGTATTGCTACGTGTTCTGTTTATTATACTAATAAATTTATCTCCAGCAAAAGTTCCACCAAGACAAACATCAATCTCATCACCATCTTGCCAATTTACATCACCATTCATCTTAGTATGAAGCATAGCCTCCTGGATTTTATCAATGACTTCTTGTGTTAATTTCATTGTGGTCTATGATCCTTCATACCATCATGATTACCATCATTAGGCAACTTACCAGTCATAAGATACACAACAGTATCTTTACACCCTCTAAGATAATGAAGTTGTTCAGATGTCGTATCTGTTTGCTCTTTAGATTCAACCTGAGCAATTCTCTTAGTAAATCTTTCTAAAAGTTGCTCTAAATTTTCTGTTGGTTTCATAATGCAGGATACTCTTCGTTGCGTACAATTTCAGTTTTCATAGTCTTAAAATCTTCTGCCAATCTCATGACTTGTTTTTTATCAAGTCCAGCGAGATTTATACAGTTCTCTAGACACCGATAGATACACTCCCTATCACTCATGGGTGGGGGAATTTCCCACCCTTGTTCATCATAATACTTCTTACCCTTAGTGACTTGTGCCTCTAAGTGGGAAAGATCTAACTTCTCAGATGGGTTTGTGTAACTATGCTTTTCAGTCATTACCCTATTGCAGAATCTGGTTCCAATGCAATAAAATATGTAAGATCATGATTCTTACTACTAAATCGTGAAAGAAGTCTAGAAGATACAACTACATCATAAGTTCCAGGAAGGATCTTAATATTTTCTACCTTAAAATTAAAGGAGAATACTTTATCAGTTTCACCTACAGTAATAGAAAAACTATTAGAAGTATCATTCTTCTTATCTTTAACAACTATATTTACCACACCAGATCCACCTTCTACAGTTAGATCAGGAAGTTGATAAATCGCTGCTGCTTTAAGAAGTTTATCCAGTTGTTCCGTACTTAGCTCAAAGGTCACATCCTCAGTAGGAAGTGTCATCTGCTTATCAGGAGGAGTTATAATAACCTGCGGATCAGCAAAGAAATACTTTGACTTCATCCTACCTTCTTTTATAACAACATGTCCCTCATTAGCAAAATCTAAATCAGGACTATGATGAAGAGATAAACCATTTAGAAATTGGTTAAGATCATAGATACCAAAGTCTTGAGGTAACTCTTCATCAATAGTTACTTCAGCAAGAATATTCTTCATTACAGAAATAGTCTTGAGTTTAGTCCCTTGCTTAAACAAAATCGACTGGTTAATAGTCGAAAAGTTTTTTAAGAATGATAAAGTTTTATCAGAAAGTTTCATAACCACGGGTCGGAGTTTCATTGAGTTGCCCACTAAAATAATAAAGTAGGAGTGAATAGTGTAATGCTTTTAGTATATCACGTTTTGCTTGTCCCTTCTTATCGTAGCGACTCAGATACTTGAGTGCATTAGAACGACAGAATGCTTCAGCATCTCCTACGGATTCTATAAGGTCAAGTGTCTGAACATCATTCTTATCTGATGTATAGTGACCACCATAGGTTGTAGAAACATAATTCTTAAGTGCCTGAATAGACTTATCTTCCTCATATTTCATACAACCTTGCTTGTTTATAGAAGGTTCTGGTATAAATGTGTCAGGTGGAATATTAAGATTGAGAGTATCATAATTAACACTATCAAAAGTAATACCAGGATCTACAGTAGTTGCAGTCTCATATCCAGAAGATCCTATACAATCTCCAGCATATATGAAATCAGTACCATACCCAACTGATGTAACAGTATCTGTTCCTATACCAGAAAAAGTATCATAGTTGGATGTATCTATAGTAATATTCTCTATACCACTTGTATCAATATAGTAACTATTGTCACCAAAAGATTCAGTAGATAACCCAACTGTAAAATCGGATGTATTCATTTCATCATCCCCATAAAGTTCGTCATAAAGTAAGCTCCAGGAGTTAATCATACATCTTATCCTCCAACTTGTCAAGATCTACATCAGCATCTACTTTATCATATAGTTGTAAGAATGCTTCTTTAGTTTCATCATCAAATCTGTTTACACAAACTTGAATAGACTTCATCTTATCATTAAAGATACTAAAGGCACGAACTATATGAACCAATCTACGAGTACTGATAATCTCATCAATGCCACCATCATAGAAGGTCTTACGAATAATGTCACCCCAATCTACGAGTCTTGCAATAAAGTCTGTATCAGTAACACCAAGATTAGATGCCACACCACCAAGTATTCTCTTCTCTACAGAAGGTGCTGGATAGTCTTGCTCAAAGGTTACAGGGAATCTCTCAAGGAATGCTTCATTAAGAACATTAGTTCCTATGAATCTACCATCATCAGATCCTTTACCTTTTGTGTTTGCAGTTGCGACTACATTGAATCCTGGAGCAGGATTTACAAATCTACCAATCTTCTTTAGAAACAGACCTTTCCCTTCAAGGATGGGTTGGAGACAAAGGATTTTGTTGCTAGCCAAGTCAACTTCGTCGAGTAGCAAGACTGCACCCCTTTCGAGTGCTTCAATGACAGGTCCGTTATGCCAAACAGTTGCCCCATCCACAAGGCGAAACCCACCAATAAGATCGTCTTCATCAGTTTCAATAGTAATGTTTACACGAATAAGTTCTCTCTTAAGTTGAGCACATGCTTGCTCTACACTAAAAGTCTTACCATTACCTGAGAGACCAGTAATGAATGTAGGATAAAACTGCTTAGACTTGAGGATGTTCTTAACATCATTAAATGAACCAAATTTAACAAAGGTGTCATCTGTTTCAGGTACAAGATTCTGAGTAACAGTAGGTTCTACAGCAGGAGCACTGAAAGAATTTTCAATATTCTCAACTGCTTTTGTTGTTACCTCAAGATTCCATCTACCTGGTTTTACTCTATATTCCTTTAACTTTTTAGTGACGGTTGCATATGCAATATCATTGGCAGCAGCAAATCCACGTACATCTGCAGCAGTGAACTCTGTACCATATGTGCTTCTCAAACCATCAATGATTTCATCACGAGTCATTTTAATCTCGAACATAATGTAATTCGTTTTCGATATACCTATATTACATGAAAAAGGGGTCTTGTGGACCCCCAGTGGACACTTTATATTCTGGTTCTCTTGGATCTATTCTTGGATCCCAGTAAAAGAATTGCATGTCTGATAACCGACAATGCATTAAAGGTTTATTTAACTTCATTTTGCTTCTTAAAAAATTCTCCCAATGAAGATGATACATCAGGTGGTTCAGGTTCTTTATAACCCTTCATCTTCTTCCACTTGTTATGTAATGCACCCATCATCCATGACTGGGAAAGACTTTTTGGTCCATTGTCAAGAAGATCTAATTCATACCTGCTAGAAGTATAACCTTTATACTCTTCTCTCCAATTAGAATCATCATAAGGTTTGTTTGTCATTATCCGTAAGTAAAGGTTTTGTTTTTAATCTTAGTATCACCTTCTTTAGAAGATCTACCTGGTTTCATTGTTCCTGCGGTAAATCTTTTAACATTTTTACCACCACTATCTTTACCGAGTCCACCTTTTCTAGTTGCCGATACTGTACCAGTTTTTTTAATTTGTGTCAACTTTGCATCTTGACCATATTTTTTAGCAAGAGTATCCACAGCTTTCTTAAACTTTCTCTTACCCTTCTTACCAGAAGTGACAACGTGACTGCGTTCTTTAACCTTAGTTTCTTTACCAGTCTTATCATCCTTCTCAGTCCATCTTCCAGTTACCTTAGTAGCACCAGGAAGACCCTTACCTTTTATATCACGATCTAATTGCTTTGCTCTTGCCTTATTTTCTTTCTTAGATTTGCCAGCACGACTTCCAGAGATGATTGCCACCCCTCCTTTATCAGACTTAGATTTGATTCTACTAAGACTACTTTCTTCTAGAAATTCCTTAAAAGTCTTCATTATCGTTGACACTATTATAAGAGTATTTATTCCTCTTCCACTTCTACTACAGATTTATAATACTCTAATTTCTGCCGAAGAATGGTTACTTCTTCTTTTAGTTGTTCTTTTTCAGTTGTCAGTTCTGCGATTTCTTGTTCGTAGAGGATAATCATTTGTTCCAGTCGAAGTACATCATTTTCTAGATCCCATCGTGGTTTGGGATATGGGTCTGTCATGTTATGGTTTCTGAATAATTATTTACTCATTTAATGATTGCTTAATGCGTTCTTCCTTCCATTTTCTATACATTCGGCCATAAATCATACCCTCATTAGATCTAATAGGATCTCCTTTAAGGAGTTCTTTTTCTCTAACAGTAACTTGTGGATCTGTTGCCAGGTACTGTTCTTCCCAATTGGGAACATCTTTAATGTAATCTTTAGTCATGCGTCAAATAGTGAATGTTTTGATGTACCAGCATTATCATTTGATATATCTCCTATTCCAGTCTCTTCAGTTTCTTCTAACTCATAACTCCAATCTTCTATCACAGTATTAGAAAGCATCCTATCAGATAGAAGATCCATTTCTTCTCTTGCTATCTCTTCAGTCTCTGCATCAAACCAGAAGTCTATTGCCTTACCAATCCTCAACAAATGAGGTTTAAGATTGGGAGCAACTAAATGTGTATTCTTCATAACTGCATTACCAGCAGCATCTGATACAGACCCTCTAAGTCTGACAAAAACTAGTGCTTTAAATCTCATTTCTTTTCCACTCCTTTGAGTCATATTCTATCACAATCTTTTTATATTGGCGACCATCACTTCTATATCCTGTTATCCTTTCAAGTTTTCCACCTAATTGATCAGTAATTGATTCCAATTCTGATACTAAATTTCCTTCATTCATTTATTTTTCCTCAATGGTACTTCAATTGTCCAAGATGATGATTCCAATTTAACTAAATCAAAGTTCTTCTTAAACTCCTTCTCTCTTTCTTTCTTTTCCTTTTCCATTGTTACATCAAGAGATTCAATAGTTCTCTCACCATAATGAGTTACTCTCATACCCAAGTAATCCAGGACAGC